TAGCCAACATGAGCAAAATCAGTTTGCTAATACTGTTCTTAGTATCTTGTTTGACTGCCCATGCCATTGCCTGAAAAGACATTATTTGATTCCATAAAAATCGTTAGCTGTTACTTTCTTTTTTGTTTCTTTATAAATCTTCATCATATTCTCTAGTCTTGGTATCTTCTCTCCATAGTAATACTTGGACATTGTTGGAAGTGGTATATCACACTTTTTCGCAAACTTAGATACTGAAATCCCCTCTTGTTTTATATATTGATTTAATATCATCTTGTCTCCTTGTTATTGACCCCATGAGTATATATTACTTTTAGTATAAAAAAAAGGTTTACATTGATATACTTTAGGTGTAATGTACTCACATGAACAGGAGAAACATATTATGACAATGACACTATATCATGGTACTGATGCTCAGTATCTCGACAATATTCTAAAGAATGGGATTGTTCCACGTGGAACATCAAAAGGTAATTGGGAACATGCTGACTTGTATAGCAATCCTGACTTGGTTTATCTGACAGACTGCTATGCTTTTTATTACTCAACTATGCAGGTGACAGAAGACCAAAAAGATTCCCTCATTCTCAAAATCGAAGTTGATGAAAGTAAATTATGCTTAGATGAAGATTTGATTATGCAACTACCTGAGAAGGGAAGAAGGAATGCATTTGAGAGAATCGTGAGAACTAACAAGAGATTTGGAGTTGTTTCACGTGAAACATCAAAGTGGTCAAAGTTTAAAAACAAAGACATGAAACATCAACACAGATTCTTTTCTGATTATATAAAGTATTTTAGAAGCGAATGGGATATGTCACTTGAACATCTTGGTACAGTAGCACACATTGGTAAGATTGAACCAAGTCAGATAAAAGATTATGTTACTCACGATTTTTTACCCTGCTTACTTAGTCATGACAACTCTGTGACAATCGAGAATCACAGATGGAAAAGTGATTATCAAAGAGCAGAGTTGAAATATCTATTTGATGAACCATTAGATGAAAGAGACAAGAATGCTATCGAAGATAATAAATACAAACAAAAAGAATTGATTGACTTCAATAAAGAATGCGAAGAAAAAAAAAGATTAGACCTGAGTAAGTCTGAAACGAAACTGCTCGTAAACAATTAACAGGAGATAAGTATGGAAGTACAACAAGTAAAAAAAACACTCAACGAAAAATTTGACTATGACAACATGGCAAAGGTTGTTGCTAATTGGGTACACTTCTTCGGTGAGAGACTTGATGTCGATATCGAAGAAATCGCTTTGCAACTCGGCAATGATGACAAGCTCAAAAAAGAAGAAAAGGATGCTCTCATAGACATGCTACAAAAGCTTACGACACTAAGACTAGTATCAAATGATGTGGCAAAGTTTGGTGTTCATGAAAAAAATTATGGCAAGGGGTATGACATTTTATGAAAGTAACAAAGATAAATAGTGGTGCATATACACGAAACATTTATTTACCTTCAGGTAAATTAGTAACCCTTGTCATAAGACACACAGATGCGACTAAAAGATTTTGGGAAATACATTGTCCTGTGCTTGTCAAGTACATAGAAAAAGATGAGTATTTAAAGAATAAGTTTCCTGATGGTTTTGGTCTATTCAAAAATAAAAAACATGCAGTAGATTGTTGCAGGAATCTGATACAAGATGTCATCCTGCAAGAAACTATTGATATCATATAGGAGAAATAAATGGCAACAGCATTAGTAAGAATGAGAGATGACTACCAAATTGTAGGTATATTTACATTTACTACTTTGATGGAATTGTTTTGGTCTATAGATGAATGTACAGACCCTTATGAATGTGAATTTATAAGGATACAGCATGGGGGAATATATTTTCCAAACGAAGCAGATAAGCTATACACATGGAAAGAAATCAAAGATAAAAATGTAGATATAACAAATGGTGAGCATTGTGGAGACATGACTGCAAGTTTGACAGAAAACTTACAAGTCTTAGAAGACAAGATGATTCAAAGGAAACCGAATAAATGGCAGAATTTTGATGGTTGGTGTTCTCACCAAAATTCAGATAACAAAGAGTATTTTGAGAAACTAGGAGAAAGAAAATGACAATGACTAAAATACAAGAAAAACAAAACAATGAACTTAGACTTGCAAGTGCGATGAACAAGTTTCAGGAGTTGGCTATAAGTGCTGTAACTAGTGGGAACAACCCTCACTTCAAATCGACATACTCAACACTAGCCGATGTGATTAAAGCATGTAGGCAGGGCAATCAGTTCGGTCTTTTCTTTACACAACACACCATTGAAAAAGAAGGTAAGTGTTATGTAAAGACTGTTGTCAGACACATCAATGACACAGATACCTATGATGCATGTCTAGCTGTGCCTTGTGCAAATTTGACTAATGCACATCAGTTGGGTTCAGGTATCACTTATGCAAAAAGGTTCACCTTACAGTCTTTGTATGGATTACCTTCAGAAGATGATGATGGTAATGGCGCAGTCGCTTCACCAACGATAAACCCACAAGTGCAAAACGAGATTAACAAAAACAACATAATGTAGGAGTAGTAAATGAGTATGGATGTAGATGATATAATGAGACAAGTCAATGATATCGAAAGCAACAGTCAATCAGATGTCATGAATGGAACACTTAACGACCCATTCAATGATTCAGATAGGATTGTCAAAGTCGGTACGATTGATGATGGAACTGTCGAGACATATCGAGATAAGAATACAGGTGAGACTGTTACCAAAGAAGGCACAAACATAATAGTCGTTGAAAAGACAAGTGCTTCAGGTAAAAAGTATCATCGTGTTTTTGCAGAGATAGGATTCTTGACACCTGCACAAGCAGGTAAGAATTATCAGATGGCAGGTGCTATGAAAGTCAACTGTAAGTATGACCATCAGATGTATGCAACTCAAAAAGAAGGCACATCTGAAAAGACAGGCAAACCTTATAAGTTTATTAGCTTGGCACTATATGAAAATGATGGTATAAATAAAAATGGAAAGGATGTATCTGACCCCTCAATACCTGAAGGTACACCTTTCTAGTTTTCATATATACACTCTTAGAAACGAGGTCATAATCGTTTCTCCTCGCAGGTGGGTTTTTGATTTTTCCCCCACCTGCACCACAAACTACAAAGGAGCAAATAATGGATAGAACAAAAGGTATAGGTGGGTCTGATGCTAAGAAAATTGTCGATGGCAGTTGGCATGATTTATGGCTCGAAAAAACAGGCAGGAAAGAACAAGATGACCTGTCAGAAATACTTGCAGTACAAATAGGTGTTGCAACAGAGACATTGAATTTAGATTGGCTACAAAGAATATTAGTCAAAGAGAAACATCAGCACACACAAATCAAAAGAGATGTAACACTCGAACCCAAAGATTTCATGATGTCGCATTTAGATGGATACATTGAAGATGCAAATATCGTAGTAGAAGCAAAACACACTTACGAACATAACAACCTGCTCAATGTCGCTGAATACTATTACCCTCAGCTACAACACTACATGATGCACTCAGGAGCTTCTGAGACCTATCTTACAGTCTTTTTTGGCAACAGGTCACATGATTGGACATCGATAGAATCCGACCCTGAGTTTCAACAAACACTTTACAAAGCTGAGATGGCATTTTGGAAATATGTACAAGAAGATAAAGAGCCAACTCAATTCATGCAACCTATTGAACAACCCAAAGAAATAAAATTAGATGGCATGAGAACTTTGGATATGACAGACCATAAAGAGATGAACAATCTTATTGAATCACTTCAGCAGGTCAAACCTTATGTAGCGAAACATAAAGAGATTGTGACTGACATAAAAAGTCTTGTGCCGGATGATTGCAGGAAAGCAATTGGCAATGGCATTGTCTTATCAAGGAGCAAGAAAGGTACATTGACTTTGCGAGAAAGTCTAGGTGAGTAGTTACTCACCATTACCGAGTAAATTTTTTAGGGAGAACTGCCAACCTGACTTAGACATCAACCCCATCTATGGAATCACACATAGACCCATAAGTCAGGAGACAAGACTAGCTATGATAAATGAGATACACCAAAAAAAAATACCTGTCGAAGCAAAAGTTAATTCAGGTAAAAGTGGCATCAGGCAAGTCAAGGCATGGAGAATACCTTTGAATACAGACATAGCAGAGACTTTGAATTACATTATTTTAGACCTCAACGAAATCTACAACTACAGACTTGCTTGTATACAAGACATTCAATACTTGGAATATCAAGCAGGTGACTTTTATGATTGGCATACAGACATAGCTGATGGCATTAGCTCACTTAGAAAGATAAGCATGTCCTATGTAATCAATGATGATTTCGATGGTGGTGAACTCGAATTTTTTCATGGTGGTGAAAAGATAATTATAAATGCAACAAAAGATTCTTTGATTGCTTTCACAAGTTTTATTAATCACAGAGTTCATAAAGTAACTCGTGGTGTTCGTAAAGCATTAGTTGTGTGGGTCAATGGAGAATCGTGGAGATAAGAAATGGCAGAAGAAATAATGAAACATGAAATCAACAAACATACTGAGACAGTTATCAGTAGACTTGATGAGACAAGAAACATGCTCAAAAAAGATTTACAATACAATCAGAAAGTTTGGAATGATTTATTGCATGGTCAAGAATGGGATGAGAGAACTTGTGAGTTGAGTTGTCAATACATCAAAGCAATGTGTGTCCTGACCGATGCAATCAACAAGCTAAGTCAGATAAAATTGACACCAAATCAGCAAAAAAAGTAAAAAAAACTTTTTTTTTCGGTATTGCATCATACTCTCAGTATGGTATACTTAAGGTATAAATTAACTAGGAGAAATTATGACAAACGTAAGAAGAACATACAAACTCATAAATAATCAAACAGGTGAAACTGTTAGAACTTTTCATGCAGGTTGTAAGCAAAGTAGAATCAGCATGGTAAAAAATATGATGGAGAGAAAAAATAATACAACATATACATTAAAATGGTTCTACAACATGGATGAGCTATATCCACATGAAATCAGAGAACTTGATAGAAGGTTTAAAGAAGGTAAGGTACAAAACATAGGCATGTAACAAATGGTGTGGGTATCACCTTAACTACCCAAAAATAAATAGGAGAAACATTATGAAATATTTACTTAGTCAAAAAATATCAGAACATCTTTACGATGCTAAAGAGTATTATGATAGACTTAACAAGCACTTTAGGACAATCGGACATGACAGAAGGGTCGGTACTTATGATGAGACTAAAGTTGTTGTAAAGAATGCTTACAGAGTGTTTTGGTGTAATGCTCTCAATCAGAAATCAGCTACTAATAAATTTATTAAGATTCTCAAAAAGAACAAAATAGATTTTGAAATAGATTTCTACAAAGATTGTATTACAGGAAAAAAAGATAAAACTAACAAATTCATAACACATAAAGTTGGAGCATCTCGTTCTGATTTTAGTTTGGGAGATGTAAACCCAAATCAAGAATATGAATATGCAGTTCAAACACCTGAAGGCAACAAAACATTTATGGATGAGAAATCATTCAGAAAATTTATGAAACAAGAACATGGAGAAATACAATGATAGACAATGTAAAAATAATTAATCACTTGATTGATAGAATCAAAAAGTATAAGTCAGGTAAATCTAAGATTACTGATAAGTGTCACAAGTCTGATGTCGAGACACTTGAATGGTACAAAAAACATTTAGGTGAAAATGTCAGATAACATAAATCATCCGAAGCATTACACACAAGGTAAGATTGAAGTAATAGATTTTATCTTAGACCAAAACATGAACTACCTACAGGGAAACACAGTTAAGTATCTCTGTAGGTACAAAGATAAGAATGGATTGGAAGATTTAAAAAAGGCACAATGGTTTCTAAACAAACTCATCGAGAAAGAAAGTGAAGCATAGGTCAGACTTTGCAAAAGACCTAATCACAGGTCAGCTCGGAGAACAAGATTATAGTAAAGAAGTCATAGACTGTATGTCAGGTGACATCGAAATTAAATCAGAGCAAGACACATGGAAGGAGACAGGAAACATGTTTGTGGAGTTTCAATCACGAGGTAGAGATAGTGGGATTGCAACAACACAAGCTGACCATTGGGTCGTATCGTTTTATCTTAAAAACAAACTCTGCTTTACATTATCGATACCAACAATCACAATGAAAAAGATTGCTAGGAAATATTATAATTTAGGCAGGATAACAAATGGTGGTGACAACGATACATCAAAAGGCTC